ATCAATTACGAACAATCATACGAGAAGAAGTTAGAGCAGCTATTAAGGAGGAGTTACAAGAAGTATTAACTGAAGCAGTTAAAATAGCTAGTGCCCCTAAACAGACGTTCTATACTAAAAAAAACCCCTACTGAAGTAGTAATACCTACTCCTAGTAGAACCAACCCAGTAATGGGCGGCAATAGCATAGATGAAATGCTAACAATGACAAAAGCCAATATGACACCAGAAGAGTTTAATAACATTACAGGTGCACAACCACCTTCTACTTCTGCTAAAATGGCTAGTAAATTAGGTATGCAACAAGGAGCACTGCCCGGTATAGACATATCTAAGTTAGATTTTGTAAATAAAGCAAAAGATGTTCTAGAAGCATCATACCAAAAAGATAAAGTAAGATTAGGATAATATGGCATTTGAAGTTAAAAAAATAAACCCTCTAGATTTACAACCTAGAAAAGCAGTTGGGATAGAACTTCCTTTCTCTGCTAAATCAGCGTTTAGTTCTAACTTCCAAACTAAAGATTCTATTAAAAATAACCTTATTAACTACTTCTTAACAGGTAGAGGAGAAAGATACTTGAACCCACTATTTGGATTTGGACTAAGGAATGAACTTTTTGAAAATATAACTAAAGATAAAATAGATGCTTTAGATGCGAGAGCTAGAGAAGCAATTGAGATATATTTTCCAAGAGTTATACCTAAAGAAATAAAATTAGTAGCAAATGAGGATAGAAATACTATAGGGTTCTACCTTTCTTATTCTATAGCAGAAACAGGTATAAATGACGAACTGTTAATAAATGTAGCAATATAATGGCAGAAACAAGAGACATAAAGTATATAAATAAGAATTTTGACGATTTCCGTACTCAATTAGTAGAGTATGCAAAATCCTACTTTCCTGATTCTTATAATGATTTTTCACCAACCTCTCCAGGTTTGATGTTAATAGAAATGGCATCATACGTAGGAGACGTAATGTCATTTTACCAAGATACACAACTACAGGAAACATTCTTACAACATGCTAAAAATCCTGCAAACCTTTATTCTTTAGCTTATATGATGGGCTATAAGCCTAAAGCTACTAATGTAGCAGAAGTAGAACTTACTGTTACTCAAACTGTAGACGCGAAAGGTGTAGATGCTAAACCTGATTTTGATCAAGCTATAACTATAGCAGAAAACAGCACTGTTAAGGCTGATACTAAAGATCAAACAGTATTCCTGCTTACTAATAAGGTCGATTTTAATTTTTCTAGCTCGTATGATCCAACCGAAATAACTGTTAATACCTTAACAGACGGTAAACCATCGGAATTTCTTCTAAAGAAGACGACAAAAGCTTTTTCCGGCACAGTAAAAACCACACAGGAATCTTATACAATCTCAGAAAAATTCGCTACTATCAATATAGAAGCAGATGATATAGTAGGGATATTGGATATAGTAGATAGCGACGGTAATAAATGGTATGAAGTCCCATTTCTTGGTCAAGATACAGTATTTGTAGAGGAACGTAATTTAACAGAGGATAAATCTCTAGCTCCTAACGTATTAAAACTTAAAAAAGTCCCAAGAAGGTTTGTTACTAGGTTAACATCTACCGGAGTACTTCAAATTCAATTCGGCGCAGGAATTAGCACAGAAGATAATGAAGAATTTTTACCGGACCCTAATACTATAGCTTATCAAACAAGAAGTGAACTTCCTAGATTAGATGTAGCTTATGATCCTTCTAATTTCCTTTTTACTAAGTCTTACGGTTTAGCACCTTCTAATACTACTTTAACAATAAGATATATCGTCGGTGGAGGAGTAAAAGCTAACGCTCCTGCTAATACAATTAACTTAATCGATGCGATAACAACAACTGCAGCTGATTCATCTAAAGTATCTACTCTAACGTTTAATAATATCACACCAGCACTAGGAGGTAGAGATGGTGATACTATTGAAGAATTACGTGAGAATAGTATAAGAGCGTATGCAGAACAGAAAAGAGTAGTCACACTACAGGATTACGCTGTTAGGGCTCTTTCATTACCACCTCAATATGGTTCAATAGCTAAAATATTCGTTACTCAAGACCATACTGCATCTAATACTAAATCAGTACTAAGTGTTAATAGGTTAGCTCTTGCTCTATATGTATTAGCATTTGATAACAATGGACATTTAGTACCTGCTTCTAAAACCCTAAAAGATAATATCAGAAGATACTTATCAGAGTATATGATGCTTACAGATGCAGTAGAGCTAAAAGATGCTTTTGTAGTAAACATAGGAATAAAGTTTGAAATAATTACTCTCCCTAACTACCAATCTAGAGACGTATTACTTAAGTGTACAGAAAAGCTGAAAAATTTATTTGCAAAAGATAAACTTACTATCAATCAACCGATTAATATTTCAACTATATATACTGAATTAGATAGAATAAAAGGAGTTCAGACGGTAAAAAATATTTCTATAAACAATAAAGCAGGAGGGAGATATAGTGAATTCGGCTACGATACTGATGGAGCAACTAAAAACAATGTTCTATATCCTTCATACGACCCATGTTGTTTTGAAGTTAAATACCCTAATCAAGATATAGAAGGAAGAGTAACAACATTATAGGATGGCAATATATAGAATTTACCCAGAAAAAGACGCAACAATACTCAGTGAACCGAACACAGCTGGTGTATACGGTAATGCTGGTTTAGATGAGATATTAGAAGTTCGTTCATTTCCTGATGATGATGGAATAGGCCGCTCAAGCCGGATACTTATTAAATTTTCAGATCGAGACATAAATAGTGCTCTTAGCACTAAAGTATCCGGTCCCTATTCTGCTTCCCTACATCTCTACCTTGCAGATGGAATACAACTTCCACAAGAATACACAGTAGAAGCACATCGAATAAACGGCTCATGGTTACAAGGTACAGGTAAATTAGGAGACAGTCCTGCAAATACAACAGGTGTAACATGGATAGCAAAAGAGCCAGGTATAAACTGGACTACACCAGGAGGGGACTTCACAGTAGATTCAAATTCATCTTCTCAAAAGTTTGATTTAATTTCTTCTTTAGACTTAGATATAGACGTTACAGGGTATATTAATTCATATAGTGGAGGGAGTATAGATAATGATGGAATAATCTTAAAATTTCAAGATAGTCAAGAAAATGAATTGACATCATCTGTTAATTTAAAGTATTTTGGGACTAATACCAGTACCATTTTTCCTCCATATCTTGAACTTAAATGGGATGACTCTAATTACGATAGCAGCTTAAACACATTAAATACAGATATCGCCACAGTAACTATTAAAAACCATAAAGAAAAATACATAGACTCAGACATAGCTAGATTTAGACTTTCTGCTAGACCTAAATACCCAGTCAAGACTTTTTCAACAGGTTCTGTATATTTAACAGAAAATAAATTACCAGCAAATTCCTATTGGGGAATTAAAGATGAATTTAGCGAAGAAATGATTATAGATTTTGATAGTAACTATACTAAAATCAGTGCAGATAATACCAGTAGTTACTTTGATATCTATATGGATACTCTTCAACCTGAAAGGTACTATAGACTATTAATCAAAACTACATTAGATGGGAGCACGGTAGTTCTAGATAATAAAAATGTTTTTAAGGTAGTAAGGAATGGGTAGTAATATAAAAATACAAAAAACAGTTTACCAGAAAGATTCTTTTGGAAAAGTTGTAGATACAGATTTTAAATCGTTTATTAACGAAGAGGATGAAGTATCTATTAAAACCGTAGAACAGTTTTTCAAAGATTATGAAGATCTGTATTTAGATATTCCATTAGAAGGAGAAGGCAGTTCCCATAAGTATTTAATAGAGAGAAGTAGTGAACTAGTACAAATTCAAGAAGCACTGCTAGATATTCAACCACTATTAGATGAAATAGCAGAATTAAGAGACCAGCTTTTAGAAGCAAATAAAAAAGTAGTAGACTTAGAAATACAGCTTGCAAATAGTAAAGCAGGAATAGAGAATGGCGATAACTAAATACATAGTAAATCAAATAGAGAACTTTGACTACGATACTAAATCAAAGTTAAAGTTGAAGGATAAGGAACTAGTAGGTCCCTTTTCAATAAATAATCTATTCAATAGTACTGTTGATTTTATCGACCTACACTTCTATACTCTAGAAGGCACATTGCTAAAGACTCAACTAAACTATAGAGGTGCAACTCAAACAAGCTTAGCATCTGGAGCAGGTAAATCTGGTGCATCCAACTTAGAAATTAATCCTGCACAAGACGCTAAATCAAATGGGTATAGAAATGGTGATATACTATTAACATACAACTTCTTTTCCGATCTATTCTCAGATTCTACCGTAGCTAAAAACTTCTATCTTGAAGAAGTATCAGGGGATAGAACAGAAATAAGACTCTTAACCCTAGAAGTTGACGATGAGGATTTAGAATTGAGAGTTCAACAAATACGAGCTAAGTTAGAAAACAACGCGTACTTCTCAGACCTTAAATTAGATTTCGGAAAAAATAATATATATTCTATAATCAATATTGATGTACAGGAATATAAAAATAACGTGTCTCTCGTATTAAAATTATACGAACCACTTCCTAATATATGGGAATCTAAATCTATTTGTAGAGTTTTAGAGACTATTGCAGACACTGCTACATTCTCTGTCATTACAGAGCTAATACCTGATATAGTAAAGATACCGTCTCTAAAAGGTCCTAACTTTGATGTTGAAGTACAGAAAGAAAATAATAACCCAACAGAGTTTTTTAACTTTGATCAATTATTTAGCTTTCCAGTAACAAGTTCATACTATTCACTTTACTCCTTATTCAATGAAAACAGTGCTCAAATAAGTATAAACCATTCTGACTATTCTGACTTCATACACTTTTCATCTGCAGAAGAAAGACTACGTAACTTTAAATATAAGCTAGAACTTATACAGTCTTACGAAACCAGTATTAAAGCAATCGAAAGCACAGGTTACAAAAAGATAGGGATATCAGGAAGTAAAGACTACTACAACGGACTCTTACAAGGTATCGTAGAGAATTTTGATCATTACGATAGGTACCTTTATTATGAAAGTGGTTCTTATGCATGGCCTAAGTCAAATAACAAAGCACCTTATGTAAACCAATCAAGCGATACTGTTGAGTCTACTAATTGGTTTACTAAACAGCTTACAACAGCATCTGTATATGATAACTCAAACGATGATGTACTAACAAATACCCTTCCTCTCTATGTAAGAGATGATGAGTCTAATGAGCCTATCTTAATGTTTACACATATGATTGGTCAACATTTTGATAATCTCTGGATATACTTTAAAGCAGTGTCTGATAAATACGATGCTGATAATAGATTAGACTTTGGTATTTCTAAAGACTTAGTAAGAGATGCAATAGAGAGTTTCGGATATAACCTATACAACAGTAATAGAAGCTTACAGAATTTATTTTCCGCATTTGTCGGAGAAAATTACGACTCAGGAAGCACAGGAGAAGTTATAAACAGCTTTCGACAAATTACCTCAGGAAGTGGCTTAGATTATCTTCAACCAATGCCCGAGGATAACTACCAGAAAGAGATTTACAAACGTATTTACCACAACCTTCCGTATCTAACTAAAGCAAAAGGTACACATAGAGGGTTAAGAGCACTGATTAACTGCTTCGGTATACCAGATAATATACTCACTATTAAACAAAGAGGTGGAACAGATATTACCTCAGGCCGTTTCTTTTCTGAACAAGAGGAAGTTACTAGCTCTTTAGCTAAACTTAGACTTAATAACACAGGTTCACTAGTAACTGGAAGTACATTATCTAAATATGTAAGTATAACTAATAAAGAGAATAAATT